GCAAGGGCGATGTGGTCGTACTTGCCCGGCGCAGCCGAGATCGGAACAACCAGCGAGCCCTGCGCCGAGGCGACGTTCATGATAGCGACATTGATGTCTGACGCCAGCTTCTGACGGGCGCCGTCAGCCAGGCGGCCTTCCTGCAGGGCGTCACGCAGTTCTGTCGCCGTCATGGCCCAAGGAACCGACTTGTTAAAGCCTATCGTGGCAGGCACCGCGAGCTGCGTGCGGTCCTTGAAGTTCGACGTCATGTCGGTGCCGGTGTATGAGACCATGATGTAGGGCTGGGGGCGCCAGATGATGTTGTTCGTGCGCTCCATCATTTGCTGATCGGTCTGATACAGCGAGACGTTGCGGGACATTACGAGAGCGTCTTGAAATCCTTCAAGAATATCCTCGAAGGCCACCCTCTCTTCGCGGCTAAACGCGTTAACCATTTGATATTACTCCAGTTTTTTGATTTTCGCCGTAATAACCTTTTTTCATAAGGTATTCTGCGGCTGCGATTAATGTTGATGGATTGTCTCCAAGCATTCCGATCCCGTGATTACAACCCCGGCAGAGGATACCGCGCATTTCTCTCGTTTTGTGGTTGTGATCGATCGCCGCGGAGTTTTTGGATCTTCCTCGCGGCTGCAACTTTATCTGACAGATGGCGCAACAGCCATTCTGACTTTCCCACATCGCGTTAAAATCGAATGCGGTAATATTGTAGGTCTTGAAGCGTCGTTTTGTGCGGCTCACAAGGTAGCCTTCCGTTTGAGCATAACCTTTCATGTACTCAGCATTATAAGCTCTGACTGCGTCAACGTTCTTTTCGCGCCATTGCCTTTGATAGCTTTGAACATGGGCAGCCTTTTGAGCCTTCCATTTCTTTAGCCTTTGTTTTTGAGCCTTTTTATATTCAGGAGTTGCCTGAACCCTTTTGCGTTGCTCAATAATACGAGCATTCTTTTCAGGGTCGGCGCGCCTTCTCGCTTGCAGTTCACGCTTACGAGCGCGCTCCTTCTCAATATACTCAGGATCGTTACGCATAGCTTCCCATTTGGCGCGCGATCTTTCCCGTGCCTTGGCGCGTTCCCGCTCCAAGAACTCCGGGTCTTCCTGCATTTTACGCCTGCGCCACTCTTTCATGTACGCAGACGAGCTCTGGGAAGCCATTGCTCTTACCCTAGGCCCGCCGCTTCAACTGACGCCGATAGGCCATGACTTTTGAATAGTCGCCCGTGCGTTCAGCTTCAGCGCGAAGCCGATCCAATTGATTATCGACAGCTCCGGACTTCGCAGCATTTCCGCTGACGATCTGCTCCGGCGCAGCCGATGGTTTGCGTTGTTGAACTTTCAAGTTGCCCTCCAGGCGCGCAACCGCGAAAGCGAATTGCACCGGGTCTTTAATCGCCGCCAGCTCGGCAGCCTTCTTCGGGTTGCGCCCGAGTGCGTAGATCAGGAGCGCGGGCTTTTCAGCGCCGGCCAATATCATTCCCTGTTGCGCCACCGACAGGGTGTCGGCCACAACAGCTTCTGCGTCCTCGAAGTCACGGGCTTTCAGGGTCGCCTTCTCAGTGGTGTAACCGGCGAGCTTCGCCTGCCACTGGCTCTGGGCTTCCTGTTCAGCCTGCCTCCTCAATTCCGCCTCGCGCTCATGCGCGGCTTTGGCTTTATACCATTCATCAAGGCGCTTGTCATACGCTTCCGTGTCGTAATCCACGTCAGCCAGCGTCGGCTTCTTTGGCGGGGCGGTGACTGTCTCACCCCGCGGTGCCTCGGTCTGGCGTTCGCGGTCCAGCTGACGGACGCGTTTTTCAAGTTCCCGGTTCTTCCGGCGCAGTTCCTTCACCCATTCCGGGGCGCCCGTCGGCGCTTCGGCTTGTGGTTCGGGCTCTTCGCCAGCAATACTGACAACCAGCTCTTCCTGTTCTGCTTCCGGCTGCGTCTCGCTGTCCGGGGTAGCAGCCTCGACCGCCTCGGTCTCTGGCTCAGGCGTCTGTTCGTCTATCATTGCATACCTCGTGTCTCAGCCATTGGAACCGGCTGGCTGGCCTGCCGTATCTCCTGCGCCGCGCCGAGAACGGCTGCCCGCTCCTGGTCGCTGACGTTCGTGAGGATTTCGATGGTCTTGGCGCGCGTCTCTTCGGCGCGGGCAAGCGCATATTCCGTGTCGGCCTCGGCCTTGGCGGCCTTGGCGCGGGCCTCGAGCCCGAGGCTCTGGGCCAGCTCGGCTTGCGGGTCGGGCTGGGCCTGCATGGCCTCCAGCTCGGCGGCCATCGCCGCGGCTTCTTCCTCGTTCGGCTCCAGCACGCCCTGCTTCAGTAGGCGCTTGCGGAAATAGTTCTGCACCTCGCCAAGCCCCTCGCCTTCCATGTTCATCATGGCCATGCTGCTTAGGATAGCCAGCGTCTCGGGGTCCTGCGTGATGGTCATCATGCCGGTGAGCGCCCGGACAACCGCGGCGCGCTTGCTCGAGGAGTTCGGGCCCACGTCCACCGTCACGTCGAACTTGGCCTGCGTCAGATCGTTCTGGTATTCGATCGCGCTGGTTTCCTTGTTGAGCATCGGCTTGACCAGCTCAATCGATCGCGGCTCGCCCGTCTTGCCCAGGCCCTTCATCTTGCGGTTCGGCTCGACGTAGATCTCCCGCGCCATGGACAGCCAGATTTCGCCGCAGCGCTTCACGGCCTTGGCGAAATTGCTCATATAAATAAAGGTCTGCATGTCCAGCTTGTTCTGGATCAGCTCAACGGCTTTGCCGGACATGTTGGGCTGCAACTGCTCGCCGGCCTGCTGGTTACCGAGCAGTTCTTTGATGTCGCCATCGGTAATCTGCAAGAGCGCCGCCATGGCGGGCGGGATTTCCGGCGCCCGCGTGTAGTCAAGCGGGCCTTGCGCTTGCTCGGCTCCATCCGCATTCGTCACGGGGTTAACCAAGAGATACGGATACTGTTTGACGTTATCTTCCGCCCACATGAGTTCGTGACCGGCCACCTGCTCGGCCGTCATGATGGGCTTCTGGATCGTGCCGTAAGCGGAGATCTCGCCCAACTTGGTCAGCTGCATGTTCTTGAGCCGCTGGGCATCCTTGGCGAGCCTGACATGCCCCTGGCAGCGCTCGATGCTGTCAACGAACCAGCGCTTGCCATAGACCGGAACAATCGGGATCTCGGACCCGGCAATCAGCCCATGGTCTTCAAGTATGCCGCCGCCGGACAGCAGGTATTTGTGCACCTTCTGCCGCTTGATGCGCCGCTTGCGCTCCTCAATCTCGACATGGCCGGTGGCGAGCAACATCTGCTCGAGCTCCGGGTCGGCCTCGAAGTCGCGTTCAGAATGCTTGACCTCCTCGCCATCCAGCGAGCGGAAGTAACGCAGCGCCTCGGACACCTGCTCCTTGACGTAATATTCCGCCACGTAAACGATATCCGGCGTCTGCCAGTCAAATTCCTTGAGCTGCACGTCCTGCGGCCAGGTTGACGGGTCATCCTCGAACCGCCGCCGGTAGCTGTCGCGCGTCATCGCGATCAACACAAAGCAGCACCGCGCGTCCTTCTTGTCCTGCCGCTTGGCGTCGAGGTCGAAGAAGACCGAAGCGTCCGCATCGAAGATCGGCTGAAACACGATGCGCTGCTGTTCGTTCTCGGGGTCGCCCTCGTCCTCATACTGGTTCGTCAGCCGCCAAGCCCCGAACCCGCCGCCAACCGCCTCCTCGAAAGCGTTGTCATAGGCCTCCTGCGCGCCGCTGTCTTCTTCATCAGCCCGGTAAAGCTCGTCGCACGTGTCGGCCAGCTGGGAGTTTGAACTCCCGTCCTTGGGGATAAAATCAACCGTGATGCGATTATTGCGGTACTCGCTGATTATCCGCATGACGCTCAAGGCGACCTTGTTCACCTCAAACCGGGGCCGGTTCGCGTACTGCTCGGTCAGCGATCCTTCCCACTGGGCCCCGGCGATGCTGTAGAACCGCCGGTCCTCAAGGCATTGAATGCGTTCGTCTTTCATCGTCGCCTGAATGCGGGCGAACTCGGCCACCGCCTCGGCGTGAACGTCTCGATAACGCTGTTCTTTGGTTTGTCGCGCCAACGCAGAACCCTCTTGACTTTTCGGCTTTAACCTATCTCGCGAGCGGTGTCACGATGGGAACGGGTTTAGTTATTCGCTGGCTGACTGGGCGGCCGACCATGGCCGGGAACAGGTCCGTCATCGCCCAGACCAGCGCGTCAACCCGGTCGGGGCTGCCGTCGCCCTCATAGCCAAAGGTCGTCATTTGGGTCATTTGCGTCTCAAGCGCCGGGAAGCTGCCGACATGATGCACCCTGCCCTGCTCATACATGGAAGCGATTGGCTCGGCCCGGATGTGCTTGCCGCGAGTTGCCCTGACTTCCTTGATCCGCACGTTATTCCTCACGCTTCGCAGGGTCTGGGCGACCATGTCACCGCCCTGGTTGACCTCGATGACGATGGCGTCGGCCTGATACTGATCGTAAAGGTTCACCGCCCGGCGCGCCCATTGCATCGGGGTCCCGCCCATGGATGCGTCCTCGAGGACATAGGCTTCCTGCGTCCTGGCGTGGATGCCAGCGACAATGATGCCGTGATCGTCGCTGTTCTCGGTGTTGCTGACGGCAGGGTCGATCGCCACCACAATTCGGCCCAGTGGGTCATGGGCTCGAACCCGGCTGGCTTCGATCTGGCCATAGGTCCAGAGCGCATTCGGGATGTCGCCAAGGATCTCCCCGCGCAGCTCCTGCCGGCCAAGGCGCGTCCCTTCGTAGCGAAGCTGGATGCGCTCGAGGAACTTGGCCGCCAGGTTGGACTTGTTGTCCATGGTCGCGCCACGGGTGATGTGAACTTTGCCTTCGGTCCCGGCGACGATGGCTTTGACCAGCTCCACCGGCCGGGGCGTCGTGGTCACAAGCACGCGAGGGTGATCGCCAAGGCGCAGGCCGAAGGACAGCTGATCCCACGTCTCGCGGGCGTAACGCCACTTGGCTAGCTCGTCGCAATTATGAACCAGAATGCCATTAGCAAAATAGTGTTTTGCTTCTGACACTTGCAGGCAAAAGACTTCAGCGTGCCCAGCGGGCTCCCAGGTTGACACAACGCTGGCTGCAATAGTTTCCGCTGATTGTCCTGAATGTCGAGTTGCAGACCTTGCATTGCCGCTCGACCGTGCGGCGCTTGTCAGCTTTGATCTGTTGGCAGCGTCTGCATATGGCCTGCCGGCGGGTGCGCCTGACCAGCTCTGCGCCGCACTTGCTACAGATTGTAGCCTTGGGCTCATACTTTGCCTTGAAATCATCTCGACCAGCGACGTGGTGGCGCATGTGATCTGATCGTGACAAAAGCTGAAGGTTTTCCAAAGCATTGTTAGCGCGGTTGTCGTCAATGTGGTGAACGTCGAGCCCGTTCGGAATTGGCCCGTGATGCGCTTTCCAGACAGCGCGGTGCAGTCTGTCGCGATCCTTGCGGCCAAGTGATTTGGTTCCGCGATATTCGTAATACCCGTTTCGGTATCGGTGCCAGCGTTTACCGCCCCATTCCACGCACTCAGAGCACATACCGTTTCTTCCGTTTGCAGTTCCGACAATGCGGTCCAACGCATCGTCTCACCATGCAAACTTAGAACAGGATGGTCCGCAGTGCCAGTCAAAACTGCGCCGGTTGAGAACTTAACCGTCCCAATTTCAGCAATTCGTGATCCGTTACACTCAACCCGACGCCAGCCCAGTTGCGTCATGACCATGTCGCGGTCAGTGACTTGCTCAATCGGGATTGCGCCCCGGTTTGTTTCGATCATCGTCCCAGCAATAAAACACCAAGCTAGATCGAACTGCGGTCCTCGGAGCTGGTCCGGCTCGGTCGCGTTGAATGTCGTGGCGACAGCGCCGTTCGGCCAGGTCAGGCGGCGCTTTGACGGCTCGTAGAGCGGGCGCTCAGCTTCCGGGTAGACCGACAGGATGCCGGACACGCCCTCCACCATGACGTCGCGGGCGTCGGCCGCTGTCTCCCCGATCAGGGCAATCCGCCTGTAGCCCTTGGCCACCTGTTCCTTGACCCACTCGGCCCCGGTGCGGGTCTTGCCCCAGCCGCGGCCGGACATGATGAGCCAGATATCCCAGTCGCCCTCAGGGGTTATCTGCTCAGGCCGCGCCAGAAACTCGCGCCAGTCATACAGCAGGGCTTCCTGCTCTTCGGGCGACAGCTGGTCAATGATGGCGTTACGCTGGTCACGCGGCAGGGCTGCCAGGCGCTCGGCTGTGCTGGCGGTCATTTGGTGGCGATCTGTTCCAGCAGCGACTTGACGCGCTGGCCGGCAATGCCGTGCTCGATCCGAACCGGAGGCTTGGTGTCATCGCCGCTGTGGTGAATTTGAAGCGGCGCCAACTTGGGGAAGATCCCGTTGTAGAAAGCGTCAGGGTTCGTCTTCGCCCACTCAATCAGGCCATTGACCCCGCCAAGCTCGGAAAAAGCAATCTCCACGGCTTCCTTGAAAGCCTTGGTTGACTTGTTCGGCGTTCCCTTCGTCCTGCCGCCTGTCTTGACGCCCTTGGCCATCTAAACGTTTCTACTTTAGAACGGTTCTCAACTAACACTTCCACCGCCGCATGGAGGCCTTGGCCCGCTCGGCGTTCTTGGACTTCGCCACCACACCACCCATTCGGGCGCAGAAGCTGGCCTTGCGCGCCTTGTCGGCCTTGGTCTTGGGGTTCGG